GCAAGCGACTTGCCCATGATGCGCCAGACTTTGCGGAGCAGTCCGGCCCGCGGCACGCGGCGCGCTCGTTCCCAGTTCGATTCGGACATGCGCCCGCGCGGAATGAGGCGCGGCTGCTTGCCCTGGCGCAACGCCACGGCGGCCGGCCCGGTGTACGGACGCTTGCGGCGCAGTTGCCCGCGATACCGCCCACGTTCGTGCGTCTCGCTGAAAACGTAGTCTTTCAACTGCACGACTCGACGCCGCGCGTTCGCCCGCGCCTGCGGGCTGTACGTTGCAGCCGACCGGCAGAACCGCGCGCCGTAGATTCCCAACGCTTGCAGCGCCGTCTTGCCGTCAATCTCAATCGCCATCCTGCACGCGCGCTGGAAGTCGGCAAGATTCGTCGGCGTGATGCGTAGCTTTGCAACCTGATCTTTGGTTAGCCTAGCCATGCGCCACCTCTCGCTCGCCGAGGTCAAACCTAACCAACGCTTGCAGCCCGTCGGCCATGTGCCCGACAATGCGGAAAGTCTCGCCTCCCACCACGCAACGCTTCGCCCGCGAAGGGTCTTGGTTGTACGCGCTGCGCATGATCCACACCGAGCGCGACGCGGTATCGGTTGCACCGACGATCATCTGCGACACGCCTCCGGACGTTGTGCCGACTATGCACTGATACGTCTGCCCGTCGATGTCGCATGCGGTTTTCATGCCGCATGTTTCGGCAATCGTAAACGCCGTCGTGCTGATGTGTTCGCGTAGTGTCATGGCGGAGAGAGCGCCGGCCGGCGGTGGAGGGACTGCGCGGAGTGAGACGCAGGGTGAGGCCCGCCGGCCAGCGCGGAAACGTGACTTATGGCGCTGTCGCCATACATGCTTACCGCCCGATCACCATGTAACGGATTGCCGTTCCGATCGGATGCACGACGGCCGTTCCGTTCGTGGTGTTGATTGACGTGAAGTGGTTATTCGTCGCGGACGCATAGCCTTCAATCTGCGTCATCACGACAGCGGTGAGCACAGAGCCCCACGTCACAACCTGCCCGTTCGTGCATGTGCCGTAGTATACTTTCAAGTCCGTCGTGGTAGCGGTCGAGTTCTTCACCACGCCGTTCATCTTGGCTTGCGTGATCGCGCCGGAATCCACGGTGCATGTGCCATCCGCCCCAACCGTAAAGTCGCCGAAGTCGGCAGCCGCAAGATTGGCTTTCCCCACGGTATTCGTGCGAATGTCCTCTCCGAGGATAACCCCGTTGGAAATCTTCGCTGACGTGATGGTGCTTGCGTCAAGCGTGCAAGTTCCGTCCGATCCAACGGTGAAATCACCGAAGTCGGCAGCCGCCAAGTTGGCCTTGCCGATTGTGTTGGTGCGAACGTCCGCCCCGAGAATCGCGCCGTTTTTGATGTCGGCGCTCACAACCGTGCTGTCGGTCAACATACCCTCGGCAATCTCGACGGCGCCCGTGGTAGACAGGCTACCAACAGAAACGAGCTTTGATGCGTTGACGGTTACCAGCGTCGCCGTGCCTGTCGTCGTCAGCGAACCGACAACGATTGCCGCCGTCGGGCTGTTCGTGCCCACCGTAGACTCAAGAACGGCGATGTTCGCCGCCGTGGTCTCAAGCCACGCTTCCAGTCTGCGCGGATCGCGGACCTCTTGCTGGGTGAGCGTGGTGTCCTGCGCCGCGTAGGCCACGCCGCAAACCAGCAGCGCGACCGGAATCAACTTCGTGATCTTCATTTTGTTACCCTTCTGGTCTGCGTCGTTTGTGATCAGGCACCCCGGTCAATTACTGGCCGGGGTGCCGTGGTTGTGTTACGCGATCACCGGCTCAGTGTCGCTGACCGCATCCGTCACGATGATCGGGATGCCGTCAACGTCGGGCGGCCGAGGGGCAGGAGCGCCCGTGCTGCTCGTCGCCGTGCGGGACTGGCGGAGCAGCTTCAGCGCCTTGCGCGACATGACGATCAGGTTGGGCTGCTTGCCAGCCGGGAACAGCGACAGCCCCTCGTAGATGTCGTCGTCCGTGAGCGCCGTCTGGATGTTGCAGATGCGCGCGGCGCTGTACTTGCCGCCGAGCTGGCACCCGACGTAGCCGGTGACCGGGACATACAGCGCCGGATACGTCTCCGTCTCGGTGTCGCCGTCCGGCGTCTTCTCGATGATGGCAGGGTCTTCCTCGACGATGATCTTGCCGTCGTTGCCCACGATCACGCTCACGTCATCAGGCGTGTTGCGGATCAGCCACACGGAAGTCTGCGAATCGGCTCCCGCGCCGGCCGTGGTCGCCGGAACAACCATGTCGTCGGCGAGCTGGTCCAGATCGGTGCTGTCCGCCAGTCCGGTGAAGCCAGCGGCGAGGCCGAGATAGCTGCCGCCCGTGCGCGTCTGCGTGCCGTAGATCATCTGGCGCTCGACCACGAACATTGCCTGCTTGAGCGTGCGCATCAGTTCGAGCTGCAACCACGCATCACGCCCGCCCTTGTAGGCATCGGCCAGCGCGAGGTCGGTGGAGAAGCTCCCGTCCAGAATCTTCAAGGTCACGGTGACCTTCTCGTCCTGGCTGTTCGTCTTCGCGCGACCAGCGAGTTCAGCGCGGAAACCGGCGTCGCTCGCCACGGTCTGCTTGAGGTAGTAGTGGACGGTCTTCTGGCTGGCCGGCTGCGCGTTCAGCACCTTGAGGAGCGGAGCCTCCTCAAGCAGGTCCGTCACGTTCAGGTCGGCCAGATTCTTGTCGTTGAGCTGGATCAGCCCGTTGAGAGTGTTCCATGCGTAGGCCATATCGTCTTCGTCTTTCTCCGGCTATTTGCCGGTCTTGAACAGCTTGCCCTTGTTCGGATCGTTCGGCGCGGCGACAACCGTCACCGGCTGCGCGGACTGCCCGCGCTGCGCCTCAAGCTCTGCCACCCTGCGGCGGAGCATTTCGTTTTCTGTCTTCAGCGTTCCGGCAAACTTCGCCAGTGCCGCGTGATAGTCGCCGTTATCGCGCACGGTGGCGGCGGCAACTTCGGCCCCGAACTCATCCACGATTCGGATGAAATCGGCGCGGCTCAGCTTCGTTTCCGGCTCCTGCGTTTGCGCCTGCGGCTGCGGCTGCGCGGGTTCGACGGGCGGCGTATCGACGGTCTTGGCGACCTCGGCAACCGACTCCTCTGCGGGCGGCGTTGCGGCTTGCGCGTTTTCCTTCGTCAGTTCGGCCTCGGGCTGCGTTGCGCCATCGGCCCCAACGTCTACGGTGTCAGCGTTCATTTCGCGTGACTCCTTGGTTGCGGCTTCCGGCTCGGGCGCAGTTACGACCGATGCCGAGAAAACCTGATTCTTGTTTCGTGAGAACACGGCGGTGTCGGTGTTGGCGTCAGCGCCATAAGGACAGATGGCGACGCCCCGGAGCGGCCACTCACGGACGATCACACCAGGACCGTCAAACTGGTAGCCGTTCACGCTGTCAGTCATGCCATCTTCAACCACTTGTAGTTTGATACCGTCACCGCCGAAAAAGATGGACGCTTCGTAAGGCACGCCCGCCTTGCTCTTGTGAATGATTTCGGTCGCGCGGTCAGAATCCTTGAACGGCACAAGAGCGCCGGACGCGACAAGATCTCCAGTTGCCGTATCAAACTTGTTGAGATAGCCGATGATTTCCTTGTCGTCGTGCGCGTAGTCCACAGGCAGGCGCGGCTTGTGCAGGTGCATGCCACTCAGGTCGTGGACGATGCGCCCCCAGAAGGCGTGCTCAATGGGCTTGCCCGTGCGCGCGACAAGGCGAATGGGCGCGGTCTTGGCTTCCGGCCCGTTGTCGCCAAGAGAGAAGTCGCCTACCACAAGCGTGCATGCGGATGCGGGGATTGCCGAGTAATCGCGTTTCGTTGTGCTCATTGTTTCGCCTTTTCGTTCGCGTTTCCAACCTCGCGCGCAATCGCCTCCTCGACCGTCATTTGCCGCCCGCTTCCGACCATGATCGGCACCCCGCGCGAGCGTGCGTAATCAAGCGCCAGGGATTGCTTATCCACGTTGCTGAAGAAATTGACTCCACGACGGCGGCACGCATCGATGATGTTGTCTTCGCCGATTTCGATGGCGAGCTGGTCGCCTTGAATCTGGCCGTACTTGTCCAGCCACGGAGAGCCGGCAGGCACCCATTCGACCGCCTCTTGCAGCTCGGTGAGGCTCTTGATGTCAGCGGCGCTTGCTACGGTCTTGAGCGGCCACGGCGAATTGCTGTCATTCCAGATTTGCTCAAGCACCCAGTCGCTATACGCCTGCCTGACGTAGCGGTTTTTCGTGCGCTTGCTGTCGCACGAAACCTCGTATTCGTTGAGGTCGGCGATGCGCGCAGAGAAAGACGCGCGGCGCGAGTCAAAACAGGTGACGGGGATGTCCAACGCCAGCATGGCGATCTGAACGAATAGGTACGTTCCCTCAACGAATTCGGTGGACGGAGTGCCGCTTTCGATGGTCTTGACATCCTCGCCAGGATTGAGGTCTAGCATGTTGATGGCGCGCGGGTTGAGGTCCATCGTGCTGCCGTCTGCCTGCGCCGTGGCAGATTCGGTCTCTGATGTAGCGCCCGCCGCTCCGCCCATGTTTCCCAGCGCTCCAGCGTCGCGCGTGATGGCAACGCCGAATAGGCTATGCATCTTGGTCTTGATCAGATTGAACTCAAGCCCTTCGTGGATGTCCTGCACCATGTTGATGGCTGTGGACAGCGGAGACACGCCACGAAACTGCGAACCGAAGCGCGTCCAGTATGCGTCAAAGATTACGTTGGGCGCGCTTTCGAGGTGATCGAAGGCATAGCTGGCACCCAACGCCCCACGCTTGCAAAGGCAGTACTTGTCGACCTTCCCGGCGTCATCGACAACCAGCCCGTCGTCGTTGACTTTCTCGGTGCCGTTGTAGTCCCCTTTGCGGATCAGGTCAGATTCTACAGATTGCAGCTTGAGGCCGGACAACTTGAGCAGCGCCGCGTCTCCGCATACGACCTTTTCCAGTTCAAAAAACCTGAACATCTCATCGCGGCCAAAGCGTTGCGCCACGTCAAGGTTTGCCGGTGCGCCGTGCCAGCGGAAGATGCGGTTGACCAGGGCGTCCAGCGAGTCGTTGCCGGTGCGGAATGAGATGTGGAACTTGGAAACGTAGTCGAGATGCTTGCGCACCATCCACGCCACAAGCGAATGGTTGCGCATCTGGTCCTGCGCCGTTGCTTGAATCTTCTTCCGCTTGGTGTCGGTAAGCACCTCGGATTCGTGCTTGATGCGCGTCTGCGGCGCCTGGCGCCGCCGCTTGTCCTCCACGGCGTTATAGCCAAACATCGTGCGCAACCCGTTGGCAATTTGCAGGCGCATCACGAATACCCCATAAGCCCGATGTTGCATCCTCTGAAGGTCGGGCGCGTTCCGCTGCTGATGCCGGATTCGCGCTTCAGACGGTCGCGCAGCGCTACAAGCGCCGCCAGGTTCGCGGCGGTGTAGGCAATGCCGTCCAGCGTGAAAGACTGCCCGCCAGACTGGATAGCGCTTATCGCCGTTTCAACGTCCGTGAGCGTTACCGCCATGCACACCTCGAAAATCTCAACCGGAAAAACAAAAGGCGGCTCGCAGGAGTGTAGGCTCCTACAAGCCGCCGTCTGTCCGCTTTGGGCAATGACGCTGGCCGGCGTCACTTCCCGGTTGTTGGCGCTAAGCTATATGACATCCGCAGTGCAGTGCAAGCATCGCATTGCCGCGAATTGCTACCTTATAGCCATTTCTTTCTCAAGGCGTATGGCCATGAACGGCTTGCCGCAGCGACCGCATACCCTCCGCCGGTTGCCGTTCGGATAGACATTAACCACTCGGTGCCCGAACGCGCTGCCGCAATGCACACACGGCACGCCACGGTCAATGGCGGCTGGCGCGATTGTGTAGGCGCGCGTCTTCTGTTCCGGTTCTGGCGCGGCCGGTTCGATCATCGTTGTTGCGCGCTTGCTATATCGTGACATATCTCAACCTCCTCTTGTAAACCTTAATCTCCTGCTTGTGCATTCCGCCCGTCCCTATTCCCAAAGACGCCGCGCCCATGTACGCCATCGCAAGCGCGTCGAGGTAGTCGTGCGAGCCGGGAAGCGTTGTCCATCGCCACGTCAACACGCCGCCGAAGTCGCCCTTTGCGTCGAGCTGTTCGCTCACAACCTGTTGCGCGAACTCCCGGTGATGGCCTGCCGGCAACGTCACGCTTCCAGGCGTTCCCGGCTCGCAGGTAAACGCCCGCTGCGCAATCTCACGCCAGTGGTCGGCGTGCCATGCCAGCCAGCGCACGCGGTGACCGTCAACCACGTCGGCCGCTTCGTGGCAGAGTTCAAACGGTTGCCCGATGCGCGTTTTGTTGTTCGGGCGGTACTTGGAGAACGGCCAGCCTTCCGCGGGCTTGCACGTTAGCGGAACGGCGGGAGGCGTCACGTCTCGGTTTGGATACCGTAGCGCCAAGCCGCGCGTCGCCCATCCGCGCGCGTCGTACGTCACGAGGTCAACCGCAAGACGCGCGTGCAGGTCCACCCGTACCGCGGTGAGCGCGCCGTACACCTTGGCGGCTACCGCGGCCGGCGCATCGGTCAGCCGCGCGTCAAGCTGCCGCTGCCCATACGCCACGATTGCCGCAGTCTGATCCGAGCCAAGGGCGAGCGCAACCCACGTCAGCGCCTTGGATGGATTGACATCGCAACCGCACACGATCTTGACGGACCAGTCCGGCACGGACCACGGCGCGCGGTCTGTCGTGCGCGCCAGCACGGTGTCGGCGTTGATCGTGTAGACGCTGACGCCGCGCTTGATCGGAGCGTTCTGCCGCTCGCTGAAAAAGGCATCCTCGCCCATCCGGTGGAAGTCGTACATTGCCGCGTACAAGGCGTCAGGTTGCCCACGCTTGGCGTCGTATCGCGCAGCCCAGCTAACGGACATGCCTGCCGTCATCGGCTCGCGGTTGGCTTGGTAGAACGCCACAAGGTCGGCGTCGTTGCCGGTCTCGAGCCGCAGCGTGTCCCATTGCGCCCACAAAGCGCGCGCCTCGCTCTTGGCGTCCTGCCAGCCGTCAGGCCACGTGACGACTTGCCCGACGCGGATCGTGTGCCAGTCCTGGCGCGATAGGTAATGCTCGGCCACGTCCTCGCGCTCAATCACGGTGCATGTAGCCAAGACAGGCATAAGCTGGTCTGGGCCCGCCATGCCCGCCACGTCGGCGTCGATTCTTTCGATGGTCTGTTCTACAAGCGTTTTTGAGCGTGCGGTTTCCGCGTCCTGTGGATCGTCCACAACGGCCAGTGACGGGCGGATGATTCTGCCGTCTATGGTCGCGTAGTTTAAGCCGCGCGGGTTGCCGTTGATCGTTGCGCTACCTATCGCGCCCCAACCGTGCGGCAGGACAATCACGCCCTCGGTTATGCCAAGTCGCGCGCCGGTCGCTTCTCTGTTTTCTGTGAGCGCCGTCAGCCGGTTGGCAATTCCGCGCGACCTCCTGAAGGCGTCAGTCGCGTGTTCGTAGTCGCGGTGTATCCGCGCGTTGAAGCACAGCTCCGTGGCCCAAAAGCGCAACGCCCTACGTTTCGCTCGATCATCCCAAGGGATCACGACGGGAAAATCCGTTTCTCTTTCAAGAAGCGCACGCAGCACAAGCCCGTTGACGAGCGCAGACTTGCCGGTGCCGCGCGGCGCCGCAATGGCGACGTGCTGGCCCGTGGCGATGGCGCGCGCGAACGCTTGCATGATGTCGCGATGCACCGGCCCGAACGGCAACGGATACGCGCCAGGGAGGTAGGTCAGCAGCCACGCCTCCACGTCGCCGGCCGGAGGTCGCGAGAAGTCGCCGGACCGGCGCGCTGACGGTGCGCTGGCGTCTCGCGGGCGCATAACATCTCTGTCGCGTTCCCGCGATTCTCGCAGATACTCGGGCCTTGTCCTGACTGTTCCCTTGTACGCCTTGCGTTTGACCTTCAACAGTCCGCGCACTCGGTCTATTGTGGCGCGTTCGTGTTTGGACAAACTCCTGCCGATCAGCGCGGCAATCTCTCGATTACTAACGCCGGACGATGCCAGGGCTTGCAGTTGCTGATCGGTTAGATGTTGCATGGTTATGCGCTCCACTTGCGACAAGGAATATACCTTGTCGGCAAGTCAGCAGCACCGTACGAGGCAAACAATCGGGCAAGGTCAAAGTGCTTTTCTAGCGTCGCCATTTTGTCTTTACGTTCGATTTTCCAGTATCGCCGAGAACACGCAAGACGCGTCATTATTTCGGCATCCGCTTCCGTCCCGCGCAAGGCAAGAGCAGAATGTATGACGGTGGGAAGCGAATCAGTGCCCATTCCCTCTACTGCCCAGAACAGATTGCCCTGATAGAATATGTTCCCCTTCATGCCAATCCGCTTTAATCGTTTCGATACCGCCCCGCGCAAATCACGCAATGGCATTGACCATCCGGCCGCTGGAGTCGCTGGCATGGCGCGGAACGGCGTACAGTGCAGAAGGATTGACCATTGCTTGCTTGGAGCAAGCGCGGCGTCAACCGCTCTCAGGTCTTCGACAAACTCTTGCCAGTCGTCTTCCGTTTCCGTCGGGTATCCGATCACGCAGTACACCTTAACCTGATGCGGCGGATTAACTGACGCCAGCCCTCGCAAGAACTCGCGGAACATCTCGCTTGTAATCGGCTTGTTGACCTTTCTGCGCAATCGTTCCGACATACCGTCAAGCCCTACAATGCGCAGCGGCCCCTCGTCCTGCCATTGCTGCGGCGGAAGTTTCAGCAAGTCAATAATTGTCCGCTCCCGGTTTCCGCTGCTCATGCTTTCCGCTCCGGCCCGGTACGTTCCATCTCCTATGTAGCGACGGTGCCATGTATATCCGCAAAACAAACACCGATTAGGGCAACCGATTGAACCCTCGCGGAACCTCTTCCCGTTGGTCATGATGAACTCATGCGGATACGGCGCGTCGGTCTGTGCGATCTCGTAGCGTCGGTCAACGCTGAACACGTCAGACCATATCACGCTGGATGATTCGTAGCGGTCGCCGTTGGCATGCGCGTCCAGCATGGCAGGCGCGATAACCTCCCCACGACCCAGCACGAAGGCGTCTACATGCCGCAGGTATGGGCGCACGTTGAGCACCCCGGCCCCCCCGGCTATCACCAGCCCCGGCTTGCCGTGCCATTGCATCCGCTCCGCAACGAAAGGCCACCAATCGCAGTCGGATGTGATGGAGACGAGCACAACGTCATACAGGTGCGCGGTCGCTCGCCCCGCGTACTCTGGCACGTACCCCGCACGGCGCAACGAGTCCAGCACCATCTCGAACCCCGGCCAGGCGCGCACGTCGTGAGACTCTTGCGCGTATGTTTGCTTGGCGTATGCATCCATGACATAAGCGGCAATCTTCACAATGTTATCTCGTGCTCAAACCCGCACTTTGGACACTTTACCAGTGTTGCTTGTTTTTGCTCTTGCTCGTCTAAGTTAAGCACTTCTCCTGGTGATGCAGCCTCCATCATCTGTTCTATCTCTTGTGCTGTGTACCCAGTCAATTCCATATCAATCGCCCCGGCGTCAACAAGTTCTTGCAGTACATCCTTGAGCACTGCCGCGTCGTCTTGCCCCACTCGCCCGAATCGGTTAGCGGCCAGCATTGCCGCGCTTGCCTTGTCATCCGGCCAATCCACAACGCGCACCGAATACCGATTACCGCCGTGATTCAGATACCCGCGCGCTACCGTTCCGTCTTGTTCCTGTTCGGGAAGGTCTTGCACCTCCAGGACGGATTCCTTTAGGACGTCTGTGCGCTGATGCCCGCCGACCAGAAGACCCGAACGACGATTAAATACGATCCCTCCTAGGTCTCCGAACTCTGCAAGAGCTGCGGCCATGCGCGTCTTGTCGTCATCGGACAATCGGTTAGGGTTGCGAGGGTTTGGAGTCATGCTTAGATTCATGGTGTTCTTTCGTGTTTGTATTCAGCACAATAATTGCGCATGTCAGGCGACTAGGTGCCGTTCCGAAACCGGCCGGAAGAACCTATGCCGCCCGGCCGGTTTCGCAAGCCTGCGAGCGTCACATTCGCGCGCTGTAGAACGCCTGGAACTCCGCTTGCCCTGCTCGCCGCTGCAATCGTGCCGTGCTTTGCCTTCAGTCCTGCCGCTTCGTCTTTCGTCATGCTTGCCTTTCCGCGCTGTTGCGCTGTTGAAATCGTACCTTGTGCGTCAAGCGCCAGTCGGTTCGGGCGGTTTACGACTGGTCGCTGAATCCATGTTGGGGCTACAGAACAGCCCGCCCTGTCCTGTGCGCCGTTTCGCCAGTTCCACGTACTGCGGGTTCAGCTCGATCAGTACGCTGTTCCGTCCGTTCACCTCGGCCACTTCTCCGGTCGTGCCACTCCCGCCGAACGGGTCGAGCACCGTTCCGCCCTGCGGGCAACCGGCGAGGATGCATGGCGCAATCAGCGCTGGCGGGAACGTGGCGTAGTGGGCGCCGCTGTAGGGCTGCGTCGGGACCGTCCAGACGGAGCGGCGGTTGCGGCCTGCTGGATTGATCGTGTCGCCGTATCCACCAACACCGCCGCCTTTGATCCTGCCTTGTTCGGTCTGTCCTGGAGGCACGTTGCGCACGCCACGCTTCCAATCAGAGACCAGCGCTTTCTTGCTCCAATCTCCCAGCGGTTCCCTCACCGCCTCGGCGTCGTAGTAGTACCGCGCCGACTTCGACAGCAGGAAAACGTACTCGTGCGCCTTCGTGCAGCGGTCGGTCACGCTCTCGGGCATCGGGTTCGGCTTGTGCCAGATGATGTCCTGCCGCAGATACCAGCCGTCCGCTTGCAAGGCGAACGCGACTCGCCACGGGATGCCGACGAGGTCTTTGGGCTTGAGGCCGATGTCCGACGGTTTGTGGTATATCTTGCTCTTGTCTTCGCCTTGTCCAAGTTGCCTGTCCCACCGGCGCTGATATGCACCGTCGCCCACCTCTCCTGTTGCATGTTTGCCCTTGTTCCCAGGCGGTGATGTGGCGTAGCTGTCCCCCAGGTTCAAGAAAAGTACGCCGTCATCTCTGAGGATTCGCCTCACCTCGCGGAACACCGCCACCATCTCGCAGACGTAGCACTCACCGCATTCGGCAGGCTCGAAACAGTCGGCCAATTCTGGCGGAACGTCCTTGACATCGAACACAGATCGGGATAGATTATACTCCATGAAAGCCCCCTTGTGCATTGAGTGCGGGAAACGACGGTCGAAGCGCAATCGGTTCTACTGCGGTCACGCCTGCATGATGCGCGCGACGAACCGCACCGCGAACCCGGCCAAGACTGACGAGGCGAGGGCCAAGATTGCCGCCGCCGCCGCCTTGCGCGGCAATGCCCACATGATGACCCCGGAAGCCAGATTGAAAGCTGTTGCGGGAATCTCGAAGGCGTCTCGCGGCAAGTCTCTGACCGCCGAACACAAAACCCACATCGGAGCAGGCGTCCGTCGAGCCGGTTGCGTTCCGCCCCGCAACGCGCACCTTGTCGGGCGCAATCATCCGAACTGGATTGACGGCTCCTCCACCATCAGGAACAAGGCGTTCAACTCGCCGGAGTATGCGGTCTTCCGAACGGCGTGCCTTACCCGCGACAACTGGACGTGCCGGGACTGCGGAAATCGCGGCGGTCGGCTGGAAGTCCATCACGTTGAACCGTGGGGACCGCATCCCGAACTGCGCTACGCCGTCAGCAACGGTGTCACACTTTGCCGGCATTGTCACCTCGCACGTCACCGCAACCAGCCTCGCCCAGTAACCACAGGTCCACGCGTCGTCGCTGATCTTCCGTCAAATCAGCCCGCAGTCTGACCTTCCCGCGCAACCCGCAATCCGGCGTCTGCTCAAGCCCGATCTGCCCGGCGTGCCCGTAGTCACGCAACCCCCAGTACGGCGGCGACGTGACGCAGCAGTGAACCGACGCATCCGGCAGCGTCTTCAACACCTCGCGGCAATCGCCAGTCAGGATCGTGACCATCAGGAAGCCCCAACAATCTGCTGCTGCCTGCCTCCGCTACGCTCCGGAGGCAGAGCAGTAGCGTTC